GGGCGCGGGCGATGTCCGCCCCGCTTCCCCCGCTTTGGCCGCTGCCGTTACTTTTTTTGCCGCCTCCAAGGCGGTAGCAATGTGAACGGTCGCGCCGTTCGGTAATTTAACTGCCATTTTTTCAACTCCATATTAAAGGCCGTCTGAAATTCAGACGGCCTGTTCAAAATAAACTGCCTGCCAACCTTGCTGATAGTAGACGGTAACGGCTTCGCCGCTGTCGTCGGAATCAATATTCAGCAAATCGGGTACCAGATTTTCCAAGCCGTCAATTCCCAAATCGGGATGTTCGACAAACGCCTGTTGCACCACCGACAGCATTTCCTCCGCCAATTCGTCCGCGTCGGTATTGGCCTGAACACAAACCAATGTAACCAGTCGCACCGTCTGACGGTAGGTAGGCGGAAAATCAAACGTTTCCTGTTCGGTTCGGCGACTGTCAACGTACACCACAACACACGGTAATTGCGATTGCGCAGGCGCGAAACCACGCCCGGAATACACGCGCTGGAACTTCGTTTTCAGCACATCTGTCGCCGCATTGCGGATTTCAGTAAGTCGGCTTGTCATGTATCGCCCTCAATTGCACAACAACCATTCCGCAACCGTCAAAATCGGTTTCCACCACCGTGTAGCGTTTGCCGCGCACGGTAACAACCACCGACTTCACGTCTTCCGGCAGGTCGTCTTCAGTAACGATGATTTGCGGGTCGGCATTTGCAACAGCAATACCGAACCCGCCGTCCGTCATGGCTTCGCGGTCGAATATTGCATTGACCGCCTTTCCGTCAATCATCACGGTTTCGCCGAAATCGGCGGGATTGGTAAACACCCCCAACGGCTCCTTAAACACCGTTGGCACCTGTTTCACCTGAACCTTCTCCGCCGCCGCCCTGACCGCCGGTCAAATCATCGTCAATGTCGCCATCGTCGTCATCGCCGCCGTCAGTTTGCGCCGCGCCATACTTCTCTTCCGACCATGCTTCCGCCCAACCTTCGAGCAAATAAGCCTGCGCCCGCTCTTCATCTACCGAATACTTCTTACCGACGAAAAAACCTTTGCCGTTATCAAAAAAACTGCGCAGCGGTGTAATCTTGATTTTTGCCATTTTTAATACTCCAAATATTTAGGCCGTCTGTTGTTCAGACGGCCTGCGGTTAAACGGTTATGCTGCCACGATGTCTTTAATGGCGGCAAAGGATTCGACATGGCGGACGGCAATATCCACATCTTGCAACGTGGTGATGCGTACTGCGCCCGCAGTAGACTTGGTGTACGGGTCAACGACCACGTCCAAAACGCCCCAATGCGCAATCATCAAATCAGCCCAGTTACCGAAAATCAGCGGGCTGCATTTGTTGGCCGCCGTGCCTTTGGTCAGGTTGGACGGAATTTGGTTCGATACCGCGCAACGGTAGCCGTTCAGCGGTGTTGCGCCGTCCTGCCAGATGTAGCCGGATACGCCGTCGGCCTTCAGCTTGGTTTTCAGCAGGCCGCGCACGCGGGCATTGGTGATGTATGCCAAATCGCCGATGTCGGCATTGGCGGCGGCAATGGCACTTTCCAAAGCGACGATATGCTTCCATTCGGGCACACCGCCGTTCGCACCGATTTCCACCGCGCCGATGCCGGCGGTGTTCAGGATGCCGGTCGGTTCGTTGCCGGTACCTTTGCCATTGATGGCCGCCAAATCGATACCCAGCATCATGGCTTTCAACAATTCGCTGCGGGCGAACTGTTCGGCAGACAGCGAAGATTGCAAAATGAATTTGCGGCTCAATTCGGTATTGGCGGTAACGGTTTTCGGTTTCAGGCTCATTTGTCCGAAAGTGGCGTTCGATTCGGCCGCACTGCCGTTTTCATCCACCCATTGAACGGTGTTGCCGGTCAGGTGTTTCGGAATGGTGATGTCGCCGACCAAGCCGTCCAGTACGGTGGCGCCCAACTGGGCAACGGCAAGTCGGTTGCGCAGCAGTTCGATAAACAAGTCTTCGCGGAAGTCGTTTTCGATGACGTTGCCGCCGTTTGCCGCGTTTCCTTTGCTGTAAGCGCGGGCAATCAAATCAGTCGGCACAAAGAAGCCTGCCGCTGCGCGACCATGCCGTTTTTCCAACTCTTCCGACACTTCGCGTTCCAAGCCCGCTTTGTCCCATTTGCCGGTTGCGGCGGCAGACATGGCGCGGAGCAGGGAAAATTCACGCTGTTCTTTATCAGTCATGCCGATTTCATCGGCGGTAACGATCGGCTTCGTCTGCATGTTTGCCATGATGGCGGCGCGTAATTGGGCTTCACTGCCGCCCTCTTTAATAACCTTTTCGGCTGCTTCGATACCGCCGTGGGCGGCGTAACTGCGACCAATGGCCAGCAGTTCGGAAACGCGCGCGCGTTCGTTCTGCATACCGCGTTCGGCGGTGTTGCTGGTATCGGTTGCTGCGGCGGCAGGGATTGCAGCAGCGGGAGTTTCCGCATCGGCGGGAATTTGATTTTTATTCATGTTTCGGTTTCCTTTTTCAGGGGTTGGGTTTACAGGGTTTTCAATAAATGGTTCCGCCGACCTGCCGACACCTACTGTCGGGTCTGCCGGAACGGTTACAAAACTGATTTCATAAGGCATCCAACGGGTAACGATGTAACGGTAGTCCTCATCGTCTGCATTGGGATTGTCCAATACCATGTCTTCCACGCGGTAGCCGACGCTGATATGGCGCAGGATGCCGTCTTGCACGTCTTGGAATTTTTCCGCCGCTTTCGTCCCGTTGCCAAAGCGTACCAAGGCGCGGCCGCGCTTGTCGGCATCAATCCAAGCCCGTTCGATGACGCCGATTTGGTCGTCCCAGTCGTGATTGAACAGTACCGCGCCGCCATCGTTCAGGCGGCTCAAGTCAACGGCACCCGCCGCATGACTTAATACTTCATCGCCGAACCAGCGTTCTACCGGCTCTTCGCTGGAAAACGCCACTTCGACCGTCCGCTTTTCAACATCCACGCTTTCACGCTGAAACACGGCAAAGCGGCTCATTTGCTGCATTTGCGCCTTATCAGGCTTTATTTTCTTCATTCGGGTCATCCTCCGATTCTGGTTCTGCCGCCACAGGGGGCGGTTTGACATCAGCAGCGATTCCCTTCGCCGCCAAAATTTGGTTTTCCTGTTCGATTTGGGCGATTACATCCTCAAAATCTAAGCCCATTTCCATACAAATATCACGACGGGATTTAACCGACAGCGCGACCGCTTCTTTATGCGCGTTAATATCTTTCAGCGGGTCAACCCACGACCAGCGGCGCCCCTGCCAGTTGCAGGCCTTGAATTTGTCCAGCTTGCCAGCCGGCAGCGATTTGCCGGACGGCATCTTGATTGCGCCCATTAGCAACGCCGCCTCAATCCAGCGGTCGAATACGTCATACAAAAACGCTTCGGCAAACCAGTTTTGCAACGTCATCCATGTATCGCGCTCCTCCAGCGTCCCGCTGCGGATACTGGAAAAGTTCACACCCTCAAGGTCGTTCGCCAAGCTGTGATAAGCCACGTTCAAACCGCTGGCGATACCGCGCAGGCTGGCTTTGACGAATGCGTCATAATTGGCGTGCGGATAATCGGGGTCGAACGGCGTGAAGTCGTAACCCTGCGGCAGTTCGTGAAATGTGCCCGGCTCGACCGAATCGATTAAATCAATGCCGCCGCGCCCGTTATCGACCTCTTGCCCGTCAATCGGAGGCATGAAGTTGTCGGCGTCTTCCGTCTGTTTGAAAAAACCCATTTTCGACGCACCGACGCGGGCGGCGATAATGGCCGCTTCCTGATAGCCCGACAGGTTTTGCAGGCCGATGATGGCCGAAGCCACCCACGGAAAGCCGCGCCGCTGTTCGGGGCGGTCGTGCAGGAAAATATGGCTGATTTGGTCGGCGGGCACCCGTTCGCGCAAATTGCCGGTATTCGTCTGTCCGTATGCTTCGCCCGGGTGCGACGTCCGCAGCCAGTACGCCACCGGACGGGAATAGCTGTTTAGCTCAACGCCCATACGAACGGCGTTGCGCCGGTTTTGTGGCGGTACGTTGTATCCCGTATCCAAACGGTCAATATCCAGCACCTGCAACGCATAGCCGTATTCGTTGTTGAAACCCGAAAGATGACGAACCAGCACTTCGCCGTCGCGGGCAACACCGCGAATCAGCAGCCGTTGCAAGTCGGTAAACGACAACTGGCCGGTAACATCGCACACCCCGCGCCTTGCCCAGCGCGAAAACGCTTCTTCGATGGCCTTGTTCGCCAACGTATCGGGCGTGGCGGCGTTATCCAGCAAAACACGCATTTGCAGGGCAAAACCATCGCGCCCGACAACGTTGCTTTCGACCATGTTCAAAAACTTGCGCATGTAGTCGTTATCGCGAGCAAGGCTGCGGGCGCGGGCGCGCAGGCGGTCAAGGTCTGACCGCGCCAAGGCGTCCGCCGACCAGTTTTGCGGCTGCCAAGAAGCCAGCGACCCGACCGGACGCGCTCCGGCAAAGTTGCGGCGGGCTGTTTGCGGGACAGAATCCCGCCTGCCGAACAACCGCGCAAAAAAACCGCGCTTTTGCGGCGCGGCATTTGATTGTTTTGCCATAGCTCATCCTAAAATCGCGTGATGATACGGCCTGAACGGCGCGGGGAAACACCCGCCGCTGCTTCCAGCCGCGTAATTTCCCGTTGCCAGAACCGTATCTGCTTCAACAAATCGGCAAGGCTGGAAAACTCCATTTCGCGGTCTTTGATTTTGTACCGCTTGGTCATGCCCCTGCCTACTGCATGTTCCTTGTATGCTTTCCGAAGGCTGTTCAGAATCTCTCGCGCTTCTTCAAGTTCTACCGCATAGTCATGTCCGCTCATCGCCGTATCCCTTCAACAGTTCGGAAACACCGCACATCGCATCATTCAGGATTTCTTTAGATTCAAAAAACGCGTAATACAGGATTTTTTCCAACACATGCCGCATCAGGTCGTTCAACCTGCATTTTTCCAGCATTTCCATTAAATCCGCGTATTCTTCAGGCTCTAAAAGATACATCGGCGCATTGGAATCAAGCTGTCGCTGTAAATACCATTGCGCTTTTTTCAAATCCTCCGCGCCGTTCTTTTCCCGATGACGCCAAACATACTTAAACGCATTACCCATGCAGAAATTCAGCCGTTCGGTAAATTCAATACATTCCACGGCGCGGCTTCGATAGTGCGACGGGTTAATGTTGTCTTGCTTTTCCATTTTCAGACGGCCTCTTTTGCATAAAATTTGCTGATGCCTTGGTCGAAACGCTCTTCCACCAAACCTTCATCAATCAGCGTATCAATATCGCGGCGGGCAAAAATCCAGCCGCTCCACTTCTGTCTTCCGTACACAACATCGGCAACGCCGGTTGATGTGCAGCCCGGATGCGCCGCAATGTAGGATAAAACCTGTTCTTTTTCGCTCATGGTTGTAGCCGTATAAAGGCCGTCTGAAATCTGCTGTTCAGACGGCCTTTGTCTTGGTTTGCACTTAAAAGACGGCCGCAAACCTTGGCCGCACGCTCTAACTTCGGGCAACGTCGTATCAAGCCCTAATCTGAAATGTAGCAGAAAAGCGTTTTCTGACGTCCGGTTGACGCTTAACCGGCTGGACAGCCATCTATTCAGACGGCCTGAATCAATAATTGGTAACGAAGTTACCGCCCTTGCGCCGCCGGTTGGCGGTATAGCCGCCGCGATTATCGACCTTCGGTTTTTCCTGTACCTGTTCGGCGGGTTTCGGCTCGGCAAACAGTTCCGACTGCAACAGCGCGTTTTCGTATAACGCCCATTTTGCCGCCGACATGGTATGCGTGCCGACCGAGCGGGCGGCGTGCAGGGCATAGACTTCGCAGTCCAATGCCTCGTTTCGTACGCCGACCTTCTTCTGCCAAACCTTTTTGTGCTTGTTCATGCGGCTGGGTACTTTAACTTCGCTCAACAACTGGCCGCAGTAATCGGCACGGACATCTTTGTAAAAGTGCATCCGCCCCGCCCCGCTTCCTTCCAGATTGATGCGCGCGTGCTCGTCTATCAGCAAGTCCTTCGCCCGCGATACGCCGACGCTGTACACCTGCACGCCGAATTTGTCGGCCTTGGTGTTTTTGTGCTTCAAGTCAATCGCCCTCGCCCGACTGAAAATCTCTTTATCGGGGTTGGTGCTGCCCTTGACCGCCATCACATTCACCGCTTTCACGCCGCGGCAGCCGCGCACAAAGTGATACACCGCGTCGGAGGTATTGCCGTCCGAACTGTCTATCGATACCGCCGCGATTTTCATTCCCGCGCCGGTTTCGTGCTTGTAGGCCGTCTGAAATATCATCTCAGCCAGTTTGCGCCACACGTCGGATTTGACGTCCACCGTGTTGCCGTGGATTTCGCCCCACCAAACCAGCCAGCTTTCCTCGCCGCGCCCCCATGCGCGGATGATGACGGCCAGCCGGTCATGTTGCACGTCCACGCCCATAGTCAGAATCAGACCGCCGCGCGGAACGGTGTTTTCGGCGTAGTCTTCGCCGCGTTCTGCCAGTTCGTCTTCCTTTACACCGTCGTTGGTCATCTCAAACGGAATGCCGATGGACGAATTGACGAAGGCAATCATCGGCGATATATCTCCGTTGTCCGCTTCGTATTGCGCGGTCAACCATTTTTTCATTAGCTCGGCAAACACACTGCCGGGGAACGGGCTGTATAGCTCGTTCAGGTAAAAACCTGCGGTGCCGTGAAAGGGTGCGGTCGCCTGCCACCAACCGCGACGCACATTACGGTTTTTCTGCATGTCGTTCCACACCGCGCCGCAGTTCGGGCAGGTGTAATGCGCCGTTTCCGGCAGCTTTTTGCCGAAAACGGGATGGTTGCCGTTCGGGTCTTCGTCGCAGGAAAGGTAATCGAAGCTCAACACATGGGCTTCGCCGCATTCGTGGCACGGCACCATACCGACGCGCTTGTCCGACAACTCCATTTCGGCGGCGATTGTCGAGACGCCCGCAATAGTCGGCGTACCGCCTAATACGATTTTCGGGCGGCGGGAGGGG